CCCCGACCACCCAGCGGTGGGCCGATCGCCGCGACTACTTCCGTGCTCGCGCTGCCGACTTCGACCCACGCGCGTTCGTCGTCGAGCCCATCCCCGACGACCGCACCGCCCGGGGCTTCATCGAGCGCCACCACTACGCGGGCACCATGCCCCCGGCCCGCTTCCGGGTCGGCCTGTACCTGCGTCGCACCTTCTTCGCCCCCGAGCTCCTGGGGGTCGCCGTGTTCTCCGTCCCGATGCAGGCCGCCACGATCCCGGCCTACGCCCCGGGCCTCACCCACCGGGAGGGCGTCGAGCTGGGGCGGTTCGTCCTCCACGCCGAGGTCCCCTACAACGGCGAGACGTTCCTGCTCCGGCACGCCTTCCGGCTGCTCCACGCCACCCTCCCCGACGTGCGCCTCGTGGTGTCCTACTCCGACCCCGTGGAGCGCGCGGACGCCGAGGGCCGCGTGGTGAAGCCCGGCCACTGGGGCGCCATCTACCAGGGCAAGGGCGCCCGGTTCGTCGGCCGCGCGAAGGCCGAGTCCCTGTGGCTCGACCAGGCCGGGAGGGTGCTGTCGCGGCGGTCGCTGTCGAAGATCCGCAACGACGAGCAAGGCGCCGCCGGGGCCTACGCCCGGCTCCTCGCCGCGGGCGCGCCCCATCGCCAGCCCTTCGAGGACGGCCCCACCTACGTCACCCGGGCGCTCGCCGAAGGGCCGTTCCGTCGGCTCCGACACCCGGGGAACCTCTGCTATCTGTTCGACCCGTTGGGCCGTGCCCTCGACCTTCCGGCCACGTCTCCCCCGGCCCTGCCCTACCCGCGCAAAGATTCTTTCACGGAAACGCAACTATCGCACTATGACGATCGTCTCAACGACGCCACCTCGCTCAACGACCTCCGGGGCGTGGGCCGCTCCCTGGAGAACCAGGGCGGCAACAAGTGGGCCTTCCGGGTGAACGACAAATACCGGGTGGTCTTCAAGTGGGAGGACGGGCACTCCTACAACGTCGAACTGACCGACTACCACTGACCGGGGGGGGCCGGCCCCCGGCCATCGCCGGGGGCTACCCTCTCCCCCTTGGAGCACCCCATGTCCTCGCCCGTCCCCGTTCCTATCGAAACCCACGCCCTCGCCGTGCTGCCCGTGCGCCCGGCCTCCCACCCTGGGGAGCACCTTCGGGACGCCCTGGACGCCCGGGGCCTCACCGCGTACCGGCTGGCCCTCGCCTGCCGGGTGAAGCCGTCCCGGATCGACGACGTGCTGAAGGGCCGCCGGTCGATCACCGCCGACACCGCGCTCCGCATCGCTCGTGCCCTCGGCACGTCCGCGGAGTTCTGGATGCGGCTCCAGGCCGACTACGACCTGTTCACCGCCCGCGCCGCCCTGGCGGCCGTCCCGGGGGACGAGCTCGCCCTCTGCACGGTGCTCCCGGCGCCCACCCCCTCGGCCGGGTAGACCGCCACCCGCGCGCCACCAGTAGTTGCGCGCACGGGCTACTATCTACCGAGCAGCAGGGGACACATGGACGACACGAGCCCGCTCGCACGACGCGACAAGGAGACGGCCGAGGCCCACCGCGCCCTCCTCCTGTGGGCCATGTGCGCGCCCGACAAGCGGTCCAAGACGGCGATGTCCCGGGTGACGGGCATCGGCGAGTCCTCGATCCGCCACTACCACCGGGTCCAGGAGTGGGATGCCCGGGTCACGAAGGTGGGCGACGACGCCGGCGAGCAGGCCGTGGTCCTGTACCGGGGCATCTACGAGCAGCGGTACGGGGTGCAGGCCATCCGGGCGCTCCGGGACCACTACCGCTACCTCCGGGCCGCCTACGTGCTCCCGGACGACCCCGCGTCGGACCCTGCCCCCTCGCAGGAGCCAGAGCCGCCCCCCGAGCCCAAGTTCGTCGCACCCCCCACGCGCGCGAGCGGGCGCACGCTGGCGAAGGACGAGGAGGCCCGGCAGATCCAGGAGGACGCGAAGGCGGCGCTGAAGGACCGTCGCCTGAACTCGATCTGCGATGCCGCGGAGATTCGCCTGGTGCAGGGCCTCGCCAGCGGCAAGGTCAAGGTCACGCTGGCGGACCTCGAACGCATCCTGAAGATCCGCATGCAGCTCGAGAAGCTGAAGGCGCCCCCCATCCTCGGCGAGGAGGAGGGTGGGAAGGCGCGCGAGTCGGTGGCGAAGTCGGAGCGCGTGCAGTTCGCGATCGCCAACGGGGGCGACGTGCTCCGGGCCATCCTCGACGACACCGAGGAGATCCGCCTGATCGCCACCGTGCTCACGGACCACGAGGCGCAGGCGCGCGTGCTCCAGTTCCCCGGGAAGCAGCAGAGCCCCGAGAAGGGGTGACTGGCCTACGTGGGCCAGGTCCCCACGACGCGCCAGACGGGGCGGTCCCGCTCGTCGCGCTCCCCCTCGTAGCGGACGAGCCCCGCGGCGTAGAGCGCGCGGTACGCGAGCGTGCACGGGGCGTCGCCCGGCAGGTCTGGCACGACCCGCTCCCCGTCCCGGGTGGCGATCCGCTCGGAGAGCAGCCCACCCAGGCGCACCTCCGTCGGCGTCACGACGATGCAGCACCGCGCGCCGAAGTGCCAGAAGTACTCCCCGAGCTGGCCGGGGAGCTTGTCGGGGCCGGTGCTCACGCCTGCGCCCCGTAGGTGCGGAGCAGCCGGATCACGACGAGCTGGAGGCAGTCGTCGATCGAGGCGCCGAGGTGCCCCATGTCGAGCAGGCGCCGGGCGCCGGGGTTGGTGTCCAGCGCGCGGAGCAGCACGCGGGCGTGGTCGGACACCTCGACCAGGACCACCATCGCGGCGTCCAGGGCGCGCGCGTCCCCGCGCAGCGCGGCGCAGAGGGTGCCCCAGGTCGGCATGTCCCGGAGCGCGCCCAGGACGACGGAGGACCAGCGCGGGGGCCGGTCGGCGTCGTCCACGAGCTCCGTGCGGACCCCGGCCATCAGCTCGTTCGCCACGCCGAGCTGGAAGGCGAACACCTCCAGGTGGGCGCGCTCGCGCGGGAGGCCCGCGTGCATCAGGTCGGCTTCGAGGGTGCGGCTCGCACGTTCGGCGGCCGCGGCGTCGGTGTTCATCGTGATCTCCTGCGGGTGTGGGGACGGCAGACCGCCGCCCCCGTCGGTGGGTGGGTAGCCCTTTCCCCCTACTCGGCCACGGGGGCTTCGGGCTTGAGGTGGACCTCGTAGGCCCCGTCGATCTTGCGGAAGCTGGGGGTGTACCCGAGCGCCCGGGCGGCGCTCCCCGCCGAGGACGTGGTGCCCGTCCAGAGCGCGGAGGTGGTGCGCCAGGAGGGCGGGAACTCCCCGCGCTCCATGTCCGCCTGGGTGAGGACGATCACCCCCTTGTCGGTGACGCGGGCGCCCTCGATCGCCGTGCGGAGGCGGGTGGCGCGGAGGTCGGAGGGGGCGCGCGGGGCCTTCACCTCCCCGGCCGGGCTGGCGGCCCTCACGGGGCGGGCCGTGCGGCCGGCACCCTGGGAGGCGTAGGCCCGGACCAGCGCGGCCGCGAGGTCGGCGTCCCCCGCCTTGTCGATCCGGACCTGCCCCAGCATGACGGCGACCAGCGCCACGTTGCCGGAGCCGAGGGCCTTCACGAAGGTGGCGGCGAGGTGGTCCGCGGGGCCGGCCGGGGCCGCCTCGGTGACCGGCTCGGCCGGGGCATCGTAGACCACCACGCCCGGCTCCGCGGGGGCGGTGGGCTCCTCGAAGGCCGGGGCGGCCACCACCACCGGGGAGCCGGTGAGCCCGAAGGCGTCCGCGATCTCCGGGGTGACGGTGGCGACCGGGGCCGCCTCGACCTCCGGCGCCGGGGCCGACACGGGAGCGGGGGCGGCCTCGGGCTCCGCGGTGGCGCGGAGCAGGTCAACGCGGAGCCGGAGCTGGTTGACCTTGCGGGTGTTGGGCTCGGCCTTCGCCTCCTCCTGCCGCATGGCCTCGGCCAGGAAGTCGGCGTCGCTGCACTCCGCGATGAAGCGGCGGACGCTGTTGGAGTAGGGGGCAGCGGCGAGATCGGACGGGTCGGTAAACATCGTGGCTCCTGCTTCGGGTGGGGAAGGGCTGACCGCCCCTCGCCCCATCCATGTAATCAGAATCAGATTAGTAGCAACTCGCCAACGACGACTTTTCTTCGACGAGTTCGTGGCCGACAGCAGGACCGGGCCGGGAGGGCGTGCCCCAGGCTACCTCGCCACCACGGAGATCGCGATGGAACTGACTCGACGCCCCCTCTCTCACCTCTCTGCTCTCCACCGGCCTCTGCCTCCTCTGACCCTCCCAGGACGAACCGACACGGTGACCGCTGCCGAGCTGATCGGCGGGGAGCCGGACGCCGACCGCCGGCTGTTCGTCGGACGCCGCTTCCTGGCTGCCGCACGCCGCGCCGCCGAGGCCGCGTTGACCTCGCGCGCCGTCGTCGCCGACTTCGGCCTGCACGTCCGCCTCGTCCGCGACGGGACGCACCCCTACGAGGTAGCCACGATCTCGGGCAGCCATCTTCTGCCGGAGGACAGCCTGCTCGTGCGCGCCCTGCTCGCGCCGGAGTCCTCCCCCGGCGTGTCCCGGATCGAGGACATCCACGAGGAGCGGGCGCTGCCCCTCGGCCGCGGCGTCGTCGAGCGCGAGGTGCTGTACGCGAACCCGGACGGGGTGCTCTTCTTCGAGGTGGCTGACCTGCTCCTGCTCCTGGGGCGCGCGGAGGCGTCCCCCTCCGGCTGGGTCCAGCTCCACCGGCTCGGCGTCACCGTCCGCACCTGGCAGCGCCCCGACGGCACGACGTACCAGGTGTGCGCGGTGTCCGGTGCCCGCCTGGAGTCGGTGTCGTGAGCGAGGTCGTGAGCGAGGAGACGGGGACGGCCGTAGCCCCGGCGGGGATGCAACTCGGCGAGGTGGCCCTGCTCACCTTCGCCGACGGGCGCGCAGGGACGTGGCCCGTGATCCGCCTCCAGGACGGGATCGCCCTGTGCGCCGACCCGCTCCCCGCGGACTTCCCCGCCGCGGTGCCGATGCCGCTCCCGGTGCGGGAGCGGCTGCTCGCGTGGGCCACCGGCAAGGTCCGCCTGTGGGTGATGGTCCTCGAGGCCGAGCCCGAGTGGGTGTGCGCGCGGTGGCAGCCCGGCGCCGGCGAGCCCGAGCCCTACGAGGCCACCGACGCGCTGACCGGCGACCACGGGGACGCCGTGCTCGACCTCGTGGGCGCCGTCGTGCAGATGGCCGCCCAGGTGTTCCCCGCGTGGTCCCGGTACACCGTCACCGCCCCCGTCGTCGTGACCGTCCTCCCGGTGTTCCGTCACCCCGGGTTCGACGAGGCCCCAGACAGCGGCGATGACGCATAGATCGTTTCTCGCGTTCTCTGCTATTGCATGTAATCGGATTCTGATTACATGGATTGGTCCGGCGGCGGTCAGCCCTGGTGACACCCAAGCAGGAGAATCGAGATGACCTTCACCTTCGACGGCACCAGCTGCACCATCCGTAGCGCCCGGGTCCACGGGGACACCAAGGACGGCTTCGACGTGACCGTGATCGAGGGCGGCTACACCGTGCTGCTGGAGACGGTGGACGGTGCCGACCTCTACACCAACGCCCTCGCCAACGTCCGCGTGGTGGCGGACATGAGCGCCTGGACCCGCGACCGCATCGCCTATGTCTTCAGCCTCGCGGCCGGACGCATCGCCAAGCAGAGCCTCGCGGCTTGAACCCGCTGGGCGGGCGGTCCCCCGGCGGGGCCGCCTGACCGGGCTACCACCCCCGCGGAGGCAACGTCCCATGAACACCAACGAGTATTCCCGTCTCGCCCGCCGCACCGAACCCAACTCTCGCGCCTATGGGGACGCCCTGGGGCGCCTGTACGATCCGACCCGCCACGGCGCGCTCCAGTCCGAAGCCTGGCTCCTGCGCCTGCTCACCACCACCCTGCGCCGCTTCCAGTACCAGACGGAACAGCTCGACCGCATCAAGAAGGCCGCCTTCTACGGCAAGCGGATCGAGTGGACCGACGGCGAGATCGGCGAGGGCCACAGCACCCTCGGCCCGTTCGCGCTCACGCCGCTCACCCTCCGGGGGACGATGCTCACCCTCCCGGGCCACGGCATCCGCGTGCTGCACGCCGTCCTCGGCATCGCCACGGAGGCCGGCGAGCTCGTGGACGCGGTGTGCCGCACGCTGCTCTCCGGGAAGAAGCTCGACGCCGTGAACCTGGCCGAGGAGGCGGGTGACGTGCTCTGGTACGTCGCCGTCCTGCTCGACGCGATCGGCCTGCCCTGGGAGCCCGTGATGCAGGCCAACATCCTGAAGCTGGCCCGGCGCTTCCGGGCGAGCTTCGACGGCGAGGACGCGATCCTCCGGGACGTGGACGCCGAGCGGCGCGTCCTCGAGGAGGCGCTGGCCGGCGCCACGGTGGACCACGGGGACGTGGTGGGGACGACTGCCCCTCCGGCCCGGTACAACCGTGAGGGCGAGCGCGAGACGATCGACGTGATCCGCGATCTCCTGGGGGACGAGGCCTTCGCCGCGTACTGCTTCGGGCAGGTGCTCCGCTACCGGTCGCGCGCCGGCGCCAAGGACCCCACCGCCCAGGACCTCGCCAAGGCCGACTGGTACCGGCAGATGGGCCTCCACGTGCAGTCGGGTGGGCGCATCCCCGACCCGCGGGTGTACCGAGAGGGCTTCGCCCCCTACGTCCGCCAGCCCTTCCCCTACGGCCTGCACGGGCTCGCCCTGGACTCCGACATGGGGCCGACCGCGCTGCTCACCGACCGCGACACGGTGGGCCGGTGAGCGCCCGGGTCGAGAACGGGACCGTCTGGACGGAGCGGGCGGCCGGCGAGGGCGTGCGCACGCAGGTCGTGCCGATCCCCGAGGAGGAGTTCGGCGCCCCCGCGATGATGCTCGTGCAGACCAGCTTCGCGGGCTCCGACTGGTTCGACATCCCGGCTCCCAACGGCGGGCCGTTCGGGGCGCCCTCCCGGCGCCGGGTGACGCACCGCTTCGTCGCCCCGTGCTGGTGTGGGTGCGGCACGGAGCAGGCGTGGCACCTCCACGGCGGGAACGCCGGCGTGATCGAGTGCCCGGCTACCAAGCAGTTCAAGTTCTACGACGCGGAGTCCTTTCGCGCCGCTCACCCGGAGATCGCCAAGCCATGCCGCTGAACGTCGAGCTCGACCCCCGCACCCGTCAGGGGGTCAAGATGATGACCTGCACGGGCGCCGAGGTCGTCTACCTGGACCCCTCGCACACCCGCATCCGTGGGCGTGACCTGCTCGTCCACCTCTCCAACTCCTGCCGGTACAGCGGCGCGATCAAGGTGCCGATCCTACTGCACCTCGCGCTCTGCACTCGCCTCGGCCTGCTGCTCGGCTGCACGCCGCAGACGCTGGCCTACGTCGCCGCCCACGACCTGCACGAGGCCTACGTCGGCGACCTCCCCACCGGCCTGAAGCGGGTGCTCCCGGGGTGGGAGAAGATCGAGGACGCGTGGGAGCAGTACGTCCACGAACAGCTCGGCCTCGCGTGGCCGCCGCCGCACAACGTCAAGCTGTTCGTGAAGGCGATCGACCTGGTGGCCCTGCTCGTCGAGATGCGCCACTTCCAGCACCCCTGCTACTGGGAGGGCTGCGAGCGCGTGGGGCGCGAGCCGACGCGGGAGGAGATGATGGAGCTGGACACCCTCACCGACGAGGACCCGGTGTCATGGTACTTCACCGTCCAGCAGGCCGTGAACGAGGGCGGCGGGCGGATGCCCGACTACAGGGACGGGATGTAGCCCGAACTCCCCCGCGGCGCCCCCTCCCGGCCCTGTCGGCTCACCCCCGACAGGGCCGCGTTGCTTCCGGGGCAGGTAGTTCGTCGCCCGTGCGGCTACCTTCGGGACATGGACACCGAGCAGCCGCAGGCCACCCTCACGAACGACCCCGAGCGCGTCAAGCAGGCCGCCCTCCTCCACGCCAGGACGTGCCTCGCGATCCACGACCGTTACCCCCTCCTCGCGCTCGCCCGCGCCCACCACCGGAACCGCCGCGGGCAGCCCATCAGCTTCACCGACAAGCCCTTCCTGATCCCGCTCTACGCGATGGCCCCCCACGCGCCGGAGATGGTGTTCGCCAAGGCGGTGCAGACCGGCATCAGCGAGATGCTGATCCAACTCATGCTCTACAACGCAGGGTGGCGCGACAGAATCTGCGCCTACGTGCTCCCGCAGTACAAGACCTCCGAGCGGTTCGTTGACGAGCGGTTGAACCCGCTCCTGGTCGAGGTCCCCGCCTACGAGGCACGCACCCCGGGCGAGGCGTTCGGCACCGCGGCCACCAAGTCCAAGGGCAACCTGAAGCGCAAGCGGTTCGGCCGCCTCGGCTCGCTCCTGTTTTTGGGCTCGAACACCCCCGCCGACTTCGTGGAGTTCTCGGCCGACACGGCGATCATCGACGAGTACGACGAGTGCGAGCCGGAGAACGTCGGCAAGCTGATCGACCGCGTGCGCGAGTCGGCGTACCCCCAGGTCTTCAGCGTCGCCAACCCCCGCCTCCCGGGGCAGGGCATCCACCGCATGTGGAAGCAGGGGGACCGCTCCCGCTGGTTCCAGCGGTGCACGGCGTGCGGCGAGCGCCAGCCCCTCGTGTGGGAGGAGCACGTCGTCCGCCGCACCGACAACGGGATGTGGGTGCCGCGGGACACCGCCCGCGCCAACGCCCCCGAGCTCGGCGACATCCGGCCGGTGTGCCGTCGGTGCAAGCGTCCCTGGGACCGCGAGGCCCAGGGCGGCGTGTGGGTGGCCGAGGCCCCCGGCCACACCCCCAGCTTCCACATGTCCCGCCTCGACGTGCTCCACAACGAGCGCGACCCCCAGCCCTTCCGCCGGCTGTACGCCGAGTGGGTCAAGGCGCAGGGCAACACGATCGCGATGTCCAACTTCCACACCGGCGTCCTCGGCCGCCCCTACGAGCCCGCTGGCTCCCGGGTCACCCAGGAGATGCTGGAGCTGGCGATGCACGACCAGCCGCCGATCGACCACCACCCCCAGCCCGAGAAGTACAAGGCGAACACCCTCGTCATGGGGGTGGACGTGGGCGCCGTGCTCAACGTCTCGATCTCGATCCTGCTCTCCGACGAGAAGTCCCCCACGGGCTACCGGCGGCGGGGCGTGTACGTCTGCGCCGTCCCGCAGTTCGAGGACCTGTACGACCTCATCGACGCCTTCGCGGTGGACGTGTGCGTGATCGACGCGATGCCCGAGACGCGCAAGGCGAAGGAGGTCCGGGACCACTACACCGACGAGGGGACGTGCGAGGTGTGGCTCTGCCGGTTCCACCCGCAGCCGAAGGTCGGCGCCGAGACGTTCGGCCTGAAGCTCGACTACGACGAGAAGGTGGTGACCGTGGACCGCACGCAGGTCATGGACGCGACGATGGACGAGATCGCCGCCCGCCTGAAGACCTTCCCCTCCGACGCGAGCACGGTGCTGGGGTTCACCGACCAGATGAAGGCCCCCGTCCGCCAGCTCGACCCGGACGCCCAGCGCATCGTGTGGTCCGAGGGGAACGACCCCGATCACTTCCGGTTCGCGGACGTGTACGAGCGGGTGGCGCAGGAGGTCCACGACCGGAGCGGCGGCTACTTCGAGTGACCCCCGGCGAGCGCGTTTCGCTCGCGTCGGTTTTGCCCCTGTTCGTGTAGGTGGCCGGTGACGACGGGTTCGTGAAGGTCGCGTGGGTAACTTTTTTGGAAGTGCTGACGTTCGACGACGATCCAGGTGATCCCGAAATAGAACCCCCCTATGGATGCACTTTCGGGGGGTCCGTTTCGGGGGGTCGGAGAGGCCCCGTTTTTCGATCTGGATCGCTACCCCTGGGTGCCTGGCCGGGAGTGACTCGGCCGCTCGCAGGAGTCCCATGCCGATCGATCCCGCCACCTCCACCGTGCTCGACCAGGGGGCCAAGTCCCGCCTCGAGCGCATGTCCCTGCTCGCCGAGAGCTTCCACCAGCTTCGGGAGGGCGTGCCTGGCGTGCGCCCCTTCGACGTGAAGAAGCTCGTCCGCTGGCTCCGCACCTCGCCGGCCGTGACGACCGGGAGCGCCCACGCCGTCCGCTTCGTGCTGTCCGTCTGGTACGGCACGGTGGAGCTGCACCGGTCCCACCGGGGGATGGTCCCCTTCGACCTGCACGCCGCGCTGAAGTCCTGGGACGACGGGCACCGGGCGGCGTTCCAGGCCTGGCTCGTCAAGCCCTGGTGGCCGTAGCGGGGCGGGGCCGCCGGGGCGGGTGGTTCTGATCCGGGTTCACCCTCCCGGCCCGGTGGCGATCGCCCGGCTGGCGACGTAGGCGAGCCGCGTGCGCGGGCGTGCTACCTTCCTGCCCGTGCAGAGGACTTTCATGCGCGTGCTCGCCGGTGCCCCCGTCGTCCCCGTCCGTCGCCCCTCGACCAACTACGCCGCGTCCAACCGGTTCGCCGACGTGCAGACCCGCGACCGGCAGGGGGTGGCCGCCTTCACGAACGTCATCGAAGCGGCGTTGCCCTTCCGGTACGTCGAGCAGAACCGCTTCCTGACCAACTCGGAGCTCTGGCAGGTCTACAAGGTGTGCGGCGAGGTCCGGGCCTGCATCGACGCGATCGTGCGGCTGATCTCGACCTGGGATTGGGGGATGTACCCGACGATCGACCCGAGCGACGACCGCTACGAGAAGGCCCTGGAGATCGCGGAGACCACCCGGCGCTTCTTGTCCGGCCCGAACACCGACGGCGAGACGTGGCAGGAGTGGCTGTCGAAGCTCTGCCGTGACGCGCTGGTGTTCGACACGCTGGTGAGCGAGTGCGTGTCGGACACCCGGGGCAAGCTGGTCGAGCTCGTGGCGCTCCGCGGCGGGGACGTGGTGCCCGTGTACGACGTGAAGCAGCGGCTCCAGGGGTACCAGCAGAGCAACCCGCTGGGGAAGGTCGTCAACTTCGAGCCCGACCAGCTCCTCTACATGAACCTCCACCCGAACACGACGAGCCCGGGTGGGGTGCCGCTGATCGAGAGCATCATCAACGAGGTCATCACGATGATGCGGCAGTCGAAGCACATCATGCAGGCCTTCGACGCTGACGAGATCCCGCCGGGCATCCTGCTCCTGGCGGGCCTCGCGGGGAAGGCGGCCGAGCGCGCGGTGGCCTCGCTCCGGCAGATGAAGGGGCAGGACCACAAGCTGCGCGTCCTCACGACGAATAACCCCCAGGGCATCGCCGCCAACTGGGTCGAGCTCCGGCACAAGCCCAAGGACCTCGACATGAAGGACCTGGTGCGCGAGGTGAAGCGCACGGTGTGGCGGGTGTTCGGAGTGAAGCCGGTCACGATGGGGGACACCGAGGCGACCCCGCGCGCGACCGCCGAGGTCCAGGTGGACGCCCAGGACTCCGGGCTCATCCGCCCGTTCCTGGAGCTCTTCGAGCAGAAGATCAACATGCGGGTCATCCCTCTGGTCGTGGGCGATCCCGCGCTGGCCTCGCTCGTCGCCTTCGAGTTCGACCTGGGGGTCCGGCTCACCACGAAGCAGGAGCTGGAGCAGGCGCAGCGCGACGCGAGCGACATGGACCGCGGCGCCCTCACCATCAACGAGCGGCGGGCCGACCGCGGCCTCCCGCCCGTCGAGTACGGGGACGTGCCGCTGGTGAAGGTGGGCGGAGGGTACTCCACCCTCGAGGCCGTGGTGGAAGCGGCGCTCGCCGCCGAGGCCACCGAGCCCGCGGAGCCGGGTGCCCCCGAGGATGGGGAGGACGGTGGCGACGGGGCAGACGAGGGGGACGGCAAGCCGAAGGCCGGCGACCCGAAGGAGGACGACGCCGCCCCGGGCGAGGCAGACCCCGAGGAGGAGAAGGCGAAGCTGGTCCGCGTGGGCCAGGCGATCGGGCGCGCGCGCGCGGGCGGGGCGGTCATCACCCACCGCGGGCGGGTGCTCCCCTACCTGCCCCGGGCGCGGCGCACCCCGCCCCCCTCGGCCCGGCCCGCCCAGCGGTGGGCGCGGCTGCCCCTGGCCTACGGCTCGGCCTGCGAGCCCGATGCGGTGGTCCGGGACGTGCGGTCCTCCGACCTGCCCTCCGACTGGCAGCCCGAGGGGAAGTTCAAGGGCTACCGGACGCTCGACCTCGGCGCCCTGGGGGACGCGATCACCGCGTACCAGCGCGAGGTGTCCCCGCTGTACCGGCAGGCCCGGATCGATGCCGTGGCGGCGATCCGCTCGTTCTTGGGTGACGGGAAGATCACCAACGAGGAGCTGCCCCGGGCGATGGCGAAGGTCCGGGACATCCTGGACGGGCTGGCCTCGAAGTGGTCGATGGCGACGGCGCCCCTGTACCGGCGGGCCGGGAAGGTGGGGCGCGACGCCGCGGTGAAGTTCACCACCCACCAGGTCGTCACCGATTGGGAGACGCGGAGCAACGCGTACCACGAGCGGGCGATGGGGTACCTCTCCGGGGACCGCGGGCTGATCTCCGACCTCCGGGCGCAGATCAACGAACTGCTGCTCGTGAGCGTGCGCACGAAGGCGATCGCCCAGGGACGGGCCGAGGACGATCCCACCGCCATCGTCGAGGGGATCGACGTGCCGATGCTGCTCGGCGCCGTCCGCCAGATCTTCGACCGCAACGAGTTCCGCACGGCCAACTGGGGCGGCAAGCTGGTCGAGCTGGCGAACGACCTCACGACGGCGGGGATGCAGGAGGGGTCGGGCACGGCCGTCTCGTCGGATGGCACCACCAAGTCGGTCAACTGGTACTTCGAGTGGGTGTCCGTCGGGGACGGCGTGATGTGCCCGACGTGCTCGACCGAGGGGCGGGCGGGCTTCCGTCCGGTGTCCAGCATGAGGCTCCAGCCCGGAGGGGCCACGGAGTGCGCCGCCCGGTGCCGTTGCGTGCTGACCTTCTGGACCGAGGACGAAGTGAAGGCGGGGAAGGCCACGAAGCTGTCGAACTACGACGCCTGACCGCTCCTCGAAGTGTGCAACCCGGGCGCGATACTTGCGCCCGCCTCGGTTGACGCTGCGCGCGCCGCATAGGTAGCCTCCCGGGCAGACACCTTTCGACGAGGCGCGCATGGACACCGAGGCCACCGAGATTCGCACCCGCCTGGAGGGTCTGCTGAAGACCCTCGGCACCCGTGATGTGGTGGTGGTCGAGGTGGACGGCAAGATGGTCCGGTCGATCCGGCTGGAGCTCGAGAGCGGCCAGATGCGGGCCATCCTCCCGTTCCGGTTCTCCGGCGACGTGACCCCCCGCGCGAAGTACGGCGATCTCCCCGAGGCCATCCGCGGCGCCCTCGCCACCCGCGCGAAGGGCGACGCCGCCGAGAGCGACGGGACGTGCATGGTGTCCGGCACGGCCTCCAGCACGTCGGTGGACTGGTACGGCACGGAGATGTCCCTGCCCTGCCTCGACGACATGGCGGCGCAGTTCCGCGCCGGCGTGGACCTCACCCCGCGCCACGGCGGGTGGTTCACCCCCCTGGAGTGGGACGACGTGATGGGCCGCACCATCATGGCCTCCGTCGTCCGTGGCGATGTCGTGGACCCCGCCGTCGCCACCGACCCGCAGTTCAAGCTGGAGGTCACCTCCGAGTGCGACGGCAGCCTCGACAAGGTGAAGTCGCTCTGCAAGCGCCTGGAGAACAAGCAGGCGATCGGCATGAGCATCGGCGGGTGGTTCCGCGACATCCAGTACGTCATCAACGACGAGGACGGGCTGGAGCGGATCATCGTGCACCGCGTCGAGCTCGATCACCTCGCCGTCGTCCGCTCGCCGGCGAACCCCGACTGCACCGACCTGAAGGTCATGCGGTCGGTCGCCCAGGACGCGCTGAAGGGCCGCCACCGCGCGGACCTGGCGCCCGCGGCGGCCCCTTCCGCACCCCCCTCGGCCGGGTCCGAGCCTGTCCCTGCTGCTCGCTCCACCGACACTCCGGCTCCGACGCCCGTGGTTCCCGCCCCGGACGCTCGCGCGGCCTGCAAGTGTGACCGGGCCGAGGGGGATTGCGGTCCCGACTGCGCGTGTGGCTGCAAGTGCGAGGGCAAGGACTGCACCTGCGACTGCTCGTGCCACGGCGATCGTGCTGCGCCGACCCCCGGCGGGCACTCCCACACCCACGAGGAAGGTGGCAACCGCGACGCGGTTACCTCGCCGCCCGTGCTTGACACTACCCCGGCGACTCGGAACGATGGGGGCACGGATGCGCCCGGCGCTCCGGCCGCCGACGACTCCACCCCCCACGAGGACACCATGACCCCCGAGCAGCTCCGCGCGATCCTGGACGAGAAGCTGGCCCCCCTCACCGCCCGTCTGGATGCGGTCGAGGCCCGGTCCACCACCACCCCCGCCCCGGCGCCCGCCGCCGCGGCTCCCGCTCCCGCTCCGGCGGCCACCGGCGACGCGGACCTCCGCGCCCGCATCACCGCCCTCGAGGGCCAGGTCCGCAACCGCGACGAGGCGATCAACGCCCTCGCCGAGCGCGGCGTGCGCTCCGGCATGGGCCAGGTCGTCACCGTCAACGGCGACGCGATGTACGGCGAGTCCACGTTCGAGTCCCTCCTCGGCCGCTGCAAGTCCGAGGACAAGTCCCCCGCCCTCACCGCCGTCGTGACCCGCCACAAGGCGCTCCTCACGGTGGACCTCCGGGCGAAGGGCGGCGACAAGGGCGCCAAGGTCCGCGAGGCCTGCGAGGCCGGCCCCGACCTCCTCCGCTCCATCCTCAACTCGGCCGAGGCGGACGGCACCCTGGACACCTGGAAGGCCTCGGCGTAGTCGCCGGGGCCTCTGGCCTCCTTCCCTCCCTTCCCTTCACCGCTTTCCCCACCGACCCCGACCGCTCACCCCTTCGAGGAACCCCCCATGTCGCTCCAGTCCGACAAGTCCGCCGAGTGGCTCGGTGGCATCGACCCCGCCCGGCGCGAGGCTTTCCAGCGCTCGCTCACCGTGTCGGGGGCCGGCACCGTCCTGCTCCAGACCACGATCTCCAAGGTCGTGCAGCTCATCACCAACCGCCAGCTCGGCGTGCAGTCCACCCTGCCGCGCAAGCCGGGGTCCGGTGACAAGTTCTACAGCCAGCGGCGCGCGGCGGCGACGACCGGCGGCGAGTGGATCGGGGACACCACCGAGCCCACGGAGTCCGAGGGCTCCTACAGCCAGCTCGGCTTCACGTACCAGACCCTCCTGGGTCGGGTGAAGATCACCCGCAAGCTCATCGCGCGCGGCCGCTCCTACGCGGACGTGCTCGCCACCGAGCTCGTGGGGAAGGCCGGGGACTTCGCCAACTCCCTCGAGGACGGCGCGGTCATCGGCGACAGCGCCACCAACAGCAACAGCATCGACGGGCTCATCACCCAGATCGGCGCCATCAGCGGCCAGACGATCGCGAACACCACCGCCACCAGCGGTGACGCGATCTACCTCACCAAGCTGGACCAGAGCATCCAGACGGTGAAGGGCCACACGAACAAGGCCGCGATGCGCATCTACGTGAACTACACGGGGCACCGCAAGCTCAACGCCGCCCTCCAGGCCCTCCAGCGCTTCGTCAACATGACGGAGATCGAGGGCGGGTTCGTGGTGGACAGCTACCAGGGCATCCCGATCATCGAGTCCACGTCCATCCCGGACACGCTGGTCTGGAACGGCTCGGGCGCGCGGGTCACCGCGTACACCGGCGGCGCCACGACCTGCCTCATCGTCGTGAACACCACCTACGTCTTCTTCGCCGAGCTCACCCCGACCACGGTCATGCCGCTGGCGAAGAAGAGCTCGCAGTACGACGAGGTGGACATGTTCCTCGACATCGCCCTCGTGCTCGACAACACGAAGGGCGGCGCCATCCTCGGCGGCATCAGCACCACCTGATCGCCGTCCGGGTGACCGGGCTGGAGGCCTCGGCGGGCGACCGCCGGGGCCTTCTCGCTTTTCGGGGTGATAGTCGCTTGCCCGTGCAACGTGCTACGCTCCGCGACAGCAGGAGGTCATCATGCGCGCGGTGGTGGGGATGCCAGCCGAAGGAACCTTTCGGCACGCCCTGATTCGGTTCGACTGGAACGGCGAGTGGGCGTACAACCAGGCGGGGTACGGCGAGATCAAGGACACGGTGAACGTGCCCTACGAAGAGGGGTTCCCGCTCCCCCCGTTCCGGCCCAACATGGAGCAGTTCAGGCCGGAGAAGCCCGGCGACCCCATGTGCATGGTGTTCGTCGGCGACTCCCACTTCCGCACGTACCTGGTGAAGATGGGCTGGGTCGAGATCACCCCGGAGCTCGATCGGTGGCTGGCTTCGAAGCGCCCGCTGCCCGTCGGGGACGCGGAGGTGCTGGGCGCGCCCGTCGTCACCATCCAGCCCCGCGGCGCCGGCGCGGGCTCTCCCCCTCCGGCCGGGTAGCGCATGGCGACTGTCCTCACGACGACCCGCATGAAGTCGGTCCTGGGCCTCGCGGCCGGGGTGACCTTCTACGACGTGGCCTTGGGCTACGCCTGCGACGGCGCCGAGGACTACGTGCTGCGCTCGCTCGGCCAGACCTCGTGGGCGGTCACCACGACCTCGGAGTACCCCAAGGTCTACGACGAGGGGCAGGACGAGGTGACGCTGCGCCACACCCCCGTCGTGTCGATGGGGGTCGTCACGAACGGCGACTACGCCCTGACGACGGACGAGTACCGGGTGGACAACGACCTCGGCCTGCTCCGGCTCCGGGGCTCCGGCACCCGCCGCTACTCGTACTGGTCCACCGACCGGGACGGCGTGCAGGTCACCTACGGCTGGGGGTACACCGACGCCACGGTCCCGCCGGAGGTGGTGCGGGCGATGGAGATGATCGCGGCCGACAGCTTCAACCGCGCCCCGAAGGCCGGAATGAAGACGCTCGCGCAGTCCGGGTACTCGCACACCCTCGCCGACGACGACATCCCCGCGGCGGCCCGCGCGATCCTCGTGCGGTACACCGACGCTCACCACTCCTGACCTCGAGGTCACCATGAGCTCCAAGATCGTCCTGTTCCGTCAGCCCTGCGCCGCCGACGCGAACACCCACTACTTCAACGGCGAGCAGCTCCGCATCCAACGCCCCGAGGCGGGGGACCTGGCCGGCTACACGGTCGTCGAGGTGGACCAGGAGCGCACGGCGTTCCTCATGCTCGGAGGGGGCGGCGGCTGGAAGCGGTACGAGGCTCCCGCCGTGGTGGTGGACCCGGCCGAGGGGGAGGACTGCAAGGGCGAGGGCGAGGCCACCGAAGGCGACCCCTGCGCCGAGCCCCCCGAGGGCGAGCCCGCCGAGGAGGTGCTGCCCGCCGACCCCACGGCGCCGCTCGATCCGTCCCTCCCCGAGAGCGAGATGGCGACCGCCGAGGGCACCTCCCCCGGCCCGGTCGAGTCCGTGGTGGTCCCCGCGGACCTGCTGCCCGGCGGGAAGGTCACGAAGAGGAAGTAGTCGCTCGCGCGCTGCGACGCCCCCACGCCCCGGTCGGAGCCCTCCCCACGGCACCGACCGGGGCGTGCTACTACACGGGCACGGAGGCTGGACCTCCGCACTCCCAACGGTCTGTCGGTCAGACGGACCAGAGCGCGATCAGGATGCCGTTGCAGCACGATGACGCAGGGCGGTTCGCCCGGCAGTACGACCCCTGGACTCCCGAACGATGGGATGAAGGGTACGTGGACGCGCGCGGCTACTTCCGGGTGTCGAGGCCGGACTACCCGAGGGCGTACAGCAACGGGTACGCGAAGCGCTACCACGTCGTGTACTGGCTGACCCACGGCATCGTGCCGTCTGACGAGCAGGTCATCCACCACATCGACGAGAACACCCTGAACGACTGCGCCGAGAACCTGGTGCTGCTCACGCAGGAGGAGCACACGCGCATCCACTGTGGGCGCGTCGGCGTGGAGTTCACTTGCGATCACTGTGGGGACGACTTCACCGTCCCAAAGTGGCGGATCGCCCAGCGCCGCAAAGAAGGCACGTCGATCCGATTCTGTTCCTCGCGGTGCTACCACGCAGCACCACGCTCAAAGTCCCACACCGACGCCATCTCGCGTGGTCTGCGTCGGGCCTACAACGAGGGTATTCGATAATGCAACGTGTACTTGTGACGGGTGGAGCAGGCTTCATTGGCTCCTACGTCATCGATCAGCTCCTCGCCCTCGGCTGCGAGGTCATGTCCTTCGACTGCCTGCTCCGGCAGGTCCACCCGAACACCCCCAACTGGCCGGAGTACCAGGCCGACGACGCCCACCTCACCAAGTGGTTCGGCGACGTGCGCGACGTGGTGCGCGCGGTCGGGCCGGCGCTCCGGGAGTTCAAGCCGGACACCGTGATCCACCTCGCGGCCGCGGTGGGCGTGGGGCAGTCGGCCCACCAGCCGGGCCACTACACGAGCACCAACATCGGCGGGACGGCGTGGCTGCTCGACGCGATCTCCCACTACAACCGGGAGTCGGACGAGATGCTGGCGAGCCTCGAAGAGCTCTCCCGGACGGACGACATCGAGCTCCAGGAGGGGGAGACGATGGAGGCGGCGATCGAGCGCGTGCAGGCCGAGCTCGCCCCCGCACGTGCGGAGCTGTCCGCGAAGTCCCACGGGCGCGTCGAGCGGGTGTTCATCGCCGGCTCGATGTCCAGCTACGGCGAGGGGGCCTACGAGGTCACCAACGTGTGGGCCGCCGGCGCCGTGGGCGCGCTCGGCAACACGTACAGCACCGCGGACGGGGAGTTCCACACCGTGCTCACCTCGTGGCGCCCGAGCCCCGAGGCCTGGGACCCGCCGGGGATGAAGCCGATCCCCACCCCCGAGAGCAAGCCGCTGGAGCCGTCGAGCATCTACGCCTGGACGAAGGAGCAGCAGGAGTCGTTGGCCCTGCTGTGGTCGCGGGTCAACCCGGGCGTGCGCGTCACCATCGGCCGCTTCTTCAACACCTACGGGTCGCGGCAGGCCCTGTCGAACCCCTACACGGGCGTCGGGGCGATCTTCTCCGCGCGCGTGGCCGCCGGCGCCCCGCCCGTGGTGTTCGAGGACGGGGCGCAGTCCCGGGACTTCACCCACGTCTCCGACGTGGCCCGGGCCGTGCTCACGATCACCGCGTTCGGGGAGGACGGGGAGGTCTACAACGTGGGGACGGGCATCCCGACCAGCATCCTCGAGGTCGCCCGGCTCATCGCGGCGCCCGCGGGCCTGGAGCCGATCGTCACCAACGTCCGGCGCGAGGGCGACATCCGCCACTGTTACGCCGACAACTCCAAGCTCCGCGCCCTGGGGTGGGCGCCCAAGGTGGCGCTGGCGGACGGGCTCGCCGAGCTCCGCGCCTGGGTCGAGCAGCAGCCCGCGGAGTCGGCCGAGCTGCTGGACCGCGCGACGCAGGACCTGGTGAAGCATGGCCTCATCACCGGCGCCCCCGCGAAGGGCGAGTAGGAGGCCCCCGTGAAGCGGATCGTCTGCATCGGCGACGCGCTCACCCTGGGGGTGCGGACGACGCGCGGCTACCCCGAGCACCTGTGGGAGCTCCTGCACCTGGGAGGCGAGGGGGCGGCCCCGCTCAACGTCCTCGTGCAGAACGCCGGCCTCCAGGCGGGCGCCACGCTCGTGGACGTGGTGCGGGCGCTCCCCGCCACCCTGTCCCCCCTCGGCCGGGTCCACGTCGCCGTGCTGCTGGCGCCGCCCTACGACGCCCGCGGCGGGGGGACGCCGCCCCGCGAATTCCGCGCGCTGCTGGAGCAGGCCGTGGTGACGCTCCGTGCGCTCGTGGCCCCCGATGACGGGCGCGTGGTCCTCGCCACGCCCACCCCCATCGGGCCGACCACGGTGCGCGGGTTCGCCCGGCCCTCCCGGCGCTGGGTCGCGAAGGCGGCAGAGCTGGTCCTCGAGGCCGGCCGCGACCACGAGGTCCCCGTGGTGCAGCTCCACGAGATGCCCGCCGAACTCCTCGCGGACGGCGTGCACCTGAAGCCCGCCGGCTACCGATGGGTGGCCGAGCAGATGGCTGGCGAGGTTCGCACGGCCCTCCGGTAGTCGCTCGCCCGCGCGAGCAGCTTTCCGGGGATAGCATCGGGGGTGGGAGGCTGCCCCCGATGCTCGCCGCGCTCTGCAACTGCACCGTGACCGTGACCCGCTCGACCGCCTACGTGGTGGACAGCCGGGCGACGGCCGCCTCGATCACCCCCGACCGCCAGCCCACCCGCAAGGCGTGTATGCAGGTCGCCCTGGCGGGCTCCGTGTCGGGGACGGTGACGATCTCCGGGACGGTGGAGGGCGTGTCGGACACCGAGACGCTGACCTTCACGGGCGCGGGGACGAAGGTCACCGTGAAGCAGTTCTCCGCGGTGTCGGGCGTGACGGCCTCGCTCACCGGGAGCGGCACGATCTCCGTGATGGCGGTCGGCCCGGGCGGGCAGCCGCAGGCGGGCGGGTACACGATCCGGGCGGGGCTCCCGGCGTCGCGCAACCTCCGGGGCTTCCCCCGGTGGCCGACGCCGATCCCGGGCTCGGAGCGGAAGGAGGAGGCCACGATCCGTCTCCAGTACGAGGACACCTGGGAGCCGCGGCAGGGGGACCTCGTGGTCGTGGACGGAACGACCGAGGTGTACGAGGTCCAGGGCCGCCCGCGGTCGGCAGGGAACTTCATTCCCGACCACTGGGTGCTCAACTGCGAGATGCGCCAGGACAGATAGGAGGGGGCCATGCCTCCACCTACGCATCCGAACGCCTCCGACGTGGTACGCATCGACCGGGTGACCGTGACGGTCCCCGGCCTGAAGAGCCGGTGGAGGGGAGGCTTCGGGCTGAAGGCCGGCAACGGCGTCCAGTTCGTCCACACCGAGACGCCCGGGGACGGCCTGGTCCTCGAGGTGAAGGTGAACGCGAACGGCGTGGCCGGGCCGAAGGGAGACACGGGACCGGCAGGCCCCACCGGCCCGGCAGGCCCGACCGGTCCCCAGGGCCTCCAGGGGCTCCAGGGCCTCCAGGGGGACACCGGGCCGACTGGCCCCACCGGACCCACGGGACCGGCCGGCGCAGCGCCCTGGGCGGGCAAGCTGCACGTCGCCTGGGGGGATGGCGACCCGGGTGGGATGGCGCCCCAGGCGGCCATGAGCAACATGGCGGCGAGCGTCGCCGGCCCGACCCCCACGGGGATCGGTGTCACGGTGGGCCGGCTGGTCGCCTTCCGCTTCCCGTACCCGATCACCGTGGCGACGCTTCGCTTCTTCGGGATCGCCACGGTGTCGAACCTCTACACGGCGGCCATCTACGACGGGGCGAACCTCGCCCGGCTCTGGATGGCGGACCCCTTCAACGTCGTCGGCGGGTGGAACGCGATCGCCCTGAACCCGACGCTGACGCTGGCGAAGGACAAGCCGTACCTGTTCGGGATCAGCGCCAAGAACGTGGGGACGACGGCGGGCTTTCGCACGCCGGCTTCGCCGCTGGCGAACTCGATGGGGGCGAACAACCTCCCAGGCAACGTGGCCGTGTACGGCGTCCCCCGGTTCGTCCAGGCCACGCTGGTGGCCGGGGCCTGGCCCGATCCCCTGGTGGCGGTGGGCGCCGCGGCGTTCGCGTCGGCTGGCTCCACGGGGACGGTGCCGGTGCTCTACTTCGACGCCACGTAGACGCGATCCCGGGCAGCGTGCTATCTCGCGTGAGAACCGGCACGCCGCGATCCGGGACAACAGCGCGGCCTCCCCGACTACCACAAGCAGCGCCCACGAAGGGCGCCGAGGAGGCCAGATGTACCGCGCCAAGTTCCGTGTGCTCCGCAAGACTGAATCCACCCGCGAGGCCCACCGCAACGGTCGGTGGGAGCGCGATCCCATCGTCGTCGTCGAGCTGCGTCCCGTGAACACCAAGAACGAGTGGGACCCCAACGGCAGCGAGGAGAACGCCGCCTTCTGGGAAGCGACGCCCAGCGGCGAAGCCGAGCTCACCCTCACCCCCGAGGAGGCCACCGCGT